ATAAAACCACCTTTCTTGCGAATATCCACAAAAACATAGAAATTATAATAGTGAGTGCGCCCAGCCTTGCCACGCTGGAAAGGTGGTCACACATGATGAAAAAATATATACACTGGTATGATTGCAGAGTGTACGCAATCTATTACAGCAGCATAAACACTATTTATTATAATTTAGATTTCAATGGAGCAACGCAACTTATAATTTGTAAATAGCGGGGGACGCTGGGTGCGTTATCACCCGGCGTCTGTCCCGGAAACACTGCCAGTGTCAACGGGCGGGCACTGGGCTTCTAAATCTTCTGGATTGTCTGGAACTAACAATGCAGGGTCCGCAGTAACAGCAGCAACAAGCCTGCGTTTGAAAAATTCCACGGCAGTTCTTCTAATTTCTGGGTCAAGTTCAAAGTACGTCTTTATGATTTCCAATTCAAGACCCGTGGCACCTTTAGACTTCACGAAGTCGTCAAGGCTGAATGTGTCCGGCTGTATATACATTTCACCAGAACCAGTGCGCAACCATTCTTCATTCACATTATAAAGAAGACAGATTGCCTTGATTGTCTGGTCAGTGACGGTTGAGCCGTCCCGTTCCATGTAGCTGACGCCAGTTTGCTTCATTCCCAGACTTACTGCAAATTCAGTCTGGCTGATGTGCAAAACATCTTTTCTAAAATGCTTCACACGTTCATTGATAGTCATTTGACTTCACCGCCTTTCTTTTATGTTTAAAGGATAGCAGTAACCGCTAAAAAAGTCAATATTAAAAATGGAAAAAGGGTTGACAAATAGCAGTAACCGCTATAATATATAGTTAAACAAGCAGTAACCGCTACAACAGAAGCGTTTACCGCTTGCGAAACCACACAGCATGAAAGGAGGAACAGACCATGACAGAAGTTAAAAACATGGAAACCATGATTGCAACTGAAAACCAGCAGGAAGCAACAGAGGTCATGGCTTTTCTGGGGGAACTTGAACCGCAGGAAAAGAAAGACTTTCTGGTGTTCATGCAGGGCATAAGATTTGCAAAGGGCATGGCACAGAAAATTGCGCCGCAGTCCGTATAAAGGAGGGCGCAGGAATGGAAGTACAAGGAACATTCAATGCCCAGCGCTTTTTTGAAACGCTGGCGCTGATTATATCCCAGCGGGAGGGCGTGAAAGTCACCGTGACAGTGACACAGCCAGAGCCGGAGAAGAAAGAAAAGCAGTCAGCGTGAGCGCCGGGCAGCAGCAGAAACAAAGGTTTTTCAAAAGTCAATAGCAGTGAATAGCAGCAAGGCTGTTCAAATAAAAATCATACCAGATACAAGGAGGAAAGCCACAAAATGAAAGAATTTGTGAAGAAAAAAGCAGTCATTGTCATGGACAGTGCAGGACTGCCAAACTACATGACCATGTTTTATATGGAGCCGGGGACCTATGAGCCGGAGGACGTGCCGGAACTGTTCAAAATCAGAAACAAGATTGTTCCTGCGGTTCTGGTGTCGCAGTTCACCAACACCATGATTAAGGGCGTCCCGGCGTCCTTACCTTACCAGCAGCCAAAACACACTATCAGTTATGATGAAGCGGCGGCAGCCTGCGGAAGAAAAGGCAAGGGCTGGCACCTTATGACAAATACAGAGTTTGTCTATCTACTGCATGAAGCAGAGGAACTGGGGCACACAATCGGCGGTAATACAAACTACGGCAGCAACTCGAAGAATGAGCAGGAAAGCGGCGTGAGATACGACAGCGCCGGACGCACGCTGACCGGGTGCGACCCCATCACATGGTCCCATGACGGAACAGCAGACGGCGTGTTTGGTCTTTGCGGTAATTTCTGGGAATGGGTCACGGGCTTGCGTCTGCACAAAGGCGTTGTGGAATACACGCCGAACAACGACGCAGCAGTTGAGGGCTACACAGAGAAGCCAGACTGGACCGTTGCAGAGGTGAACGGCAGACCGTTGAAGCTGTACGGCAACAGTGCTGGTGATGTGGTAATGTCCGTTGCGGAAGAAATCGAAGAAAACTGGGAGGGCTGCCACATGGCAGACTTGCAGCTGGAAGAACTGGACGAAGTGCCGGAAATTGCGTACAAGCTGGGAATTGTACCGCATGACTGGAAGCATGAAACAGCTGGACTTTGGGCAGACAGCGAACTTGAAGAAAGCGTGCCTCTCCGGGGTTCGGGTTTCGGCTACACTTCCCGCGGTGGTGCTGGTGCGCTGAGCTTGAACGGCGCCCGTTCTTTCGTCATCCACAGTGTGTCCTTGCGTTCCGCTTTGTTCTTGGAAGACTGGGAACTGGTAACTGAATTACTGAAAGCGGGTGCGACAGCGCACGCATAAAGAACAGATGTTCTGATATTTGACCCATGAAAAAGGCAAGCAAAAAGCCTTTGAAGATGTGCCGGAAACACAAAATCAAAGGCTTTTCAAAAGTCAATATGTAATAATTCAATACACGTTTATTATACCATATTGGCGGCTACAAGTCAAACATTTTAGAGGGCGAAAGCCTTTGAAAATAGCGGGTTTCAAACCTGTTAAACGGGCTTGTATGGGGTATTAACATTCCTACGAAATATATAAATATATATACGCTGTATGGATAATGAACAGGAGGGATAAGAGGGAGAAGAAGAACCCCACCCCACCTCTGGTATACCCTTATACGCTTAAAACGGTATAGGACAGAAAAGGAAGTGCAGTGGTGTTCATAAGGGAGAAGAAGATAGACTGCGCAAAGTATAGAGAAGTGGATATAATACCACGAACAGAAGCAGCAGAGCAGGCAAGCAGAGGAAAGAGGGGTAAGAAAAGAAAGGTTAATGCCCCAAAGCAAAAGGACTTGAACGACAAGAACGCTAAACGCTATCTGGTACAGTTGGGAAATGGCAACTTCCACATAGGGGACCTGCATACAAGTTGCACATATAGCGCAGAGAACCTGCCGGGAACGGTAGAGGAAGCAGAAAACATTGTGACAAACTACCTGCGGAGAATAGCATACCGCAGAAAGAAGCTGGGGTTAGAACCCCTTAAATACATACTGGTAACAGAATACAAGTACAGCAAGGATGGTCAGTGTCTTAAAAGAATACATCACCATATCATTATGAACGGTGGTTTAAACCGTGACGACGTGGAATTGATGTGGACGAAAGACCGTATCAACTGGAAGAAGACAGACGACCCAGAGTATAGAGCCAGTATAAAGCAGCTGGGCTGGGTTAATGCAGACCGCCTGCAAATGAATGAGAACGGCATAGAGGGACTTTGCAAGTATATTGTGAAAGACCCGCAGGGAAAGAAACGCTATTCAAGCAGCAGGAACCTTGACCGCCCGGAAACAACCAGAGAGGACGGAGGGGAAAAGCAACAGCGTGACCAGAACCACTGGAAGTATAGCCGAAATCTGACAGCACCGGAAGAAAAGTGCAATGATTTTAAATACAGCAAACGCAAAGTGGAACAGCTGGCAAAGTCACCAGACGGCGGGCTGGAAGAGTTCAAGAAGATATACAGCAATTACAATATCGTATCTTGCGAACCTGTCTACTATGAGCAGACAGGGTGGCATATTTACTTGAAGATGTGGAAAAAGGAAAAGCCAAAGGGCAGAACAGGAGGAAAGAAGCGTGAGAGGAAGAACACCGCAGATACGCCGCATATTAAGGCGAAAGAGGATAAAAAGGGCAATTAAGGCATACGGCAATTACATTGCAGCAGGACTGCTGGCAGTGGTTGTGATTGTGTTTACAGTAGGGGCAGCAGTCAAGCCAGCTGCAAACAGTCTGCCGGAAGATACCAAAGAGCCGGAACCGACACAGCCGACCATGGAAGCAGTGCAGCAGGAACCGTACCCGTTCAACCTTATGTCCCTTGACTGGTCTGGTGAGGAATTAGAGGGTTGGACACGCTATGAAGTGCCGGAGGACTACGCAGACAACGGCGGGTATTTGCCAGAATGTATGCAGCAGTACACATACATAATTTGCAAGCAATATGGCGTTGAATATACGCTGGTGCTGGCAATTATAGAGATAGAAAGCGGGTACAGATGGGACGCAAGCTGCAAAGAGGGTTCAACCGGATATATGCAGGTATTACCGAAGTGGCACGAAGAGCGTATGCACAGACTGAATGTGGACAATGTGGAAAACCCATATTTCAACGTGCTTGTCGGTGTAGATTATCTGGCAGAATTGCAAGAGAGGTTCGGCACAGAAGCAGAAGTGCTGACAGCCTACAACTACGGCGTGACGGGTGCATATCAGCACGTATGGAACAAAGGACTGACAGACACAGAGTATTCAAGAGAAGTGCAGCAGGCGAAAGAAAGAATTGAAAGAAGAATGAGGGGCGAATGGTAATGGAAAATGAAATCAGACTGGGCGACATTCTGGACAAGCTGACGCCCAGTGACAGACTGGTGATATACAACGCAGCCAGACAGGTTGTTTACCGTGGATATGCAGCAAACGCAGTGCATGGAACAGTGAACCCACAGCGACGCATAAAGAAAATGGGGCTGGGCATGGAAACATACAGAGCAACAGAACAGATGTGGGACTGGGAAAAGACAGACAGACTGCCGGAACAGATACCAGTTGAGCAGTTCAGCAAATACCGGGTGGAAGACCTGCAACACATTCTGTATATCAGAATTGAACTGAAAAGCGAATTTGAACAGTGAGGGTCAGAACATGAAGTGTAAATTTTGCGGGGCAGAAGTAAAACTGGGCGAACGGTGCCAGTATTGCGGGTCAGTCGCAGAAGCGTTCTACTACAAGCCAGAGGAACCACCGGAGGTTGTAGGGAAAAACTTAACAGACCAGAAAGAATATACAGTGCAAAAGGGTGACAGTCTTTGGAGAATTGCGCAGAGGTTCTACGGAAACGGTGCCGCCTGCCACGCACTGGCACACAGAAACGGCATTAAGAACCCAGATTTGATATATCCGGGGCAGGTATTGAAGATTTAGGAGGAAAAGAGCATGAAGCAGCAATGGGAACCACCAGAACTGGAAGAAATGCCAGTGGTCATATTATCACTGCACCAGAAATGGTGGCAGAAGATGGCAGCAGGTGAAAAGGTTCTGGAACTGCGGAAGACAAAACCACAATGCAAAGCACCGTTCCGGGTGCTGGTATACGTGACAGGCGGTGCCGGGGTGCTGGGTGAATTTATTTGCCCGGAGGTTTTGGAAATCAAGAACTTTGAAGAAGCAGAGAAGAAAAGCAAGGTTCCTGCACATGATATTCACAATTATGCAGCAGGGAGCCGTAACAAGGTTTACGGCTGGGAAGTCGCAGACGTGAAAGAGTACCCACAGGCAGTGACGCTGGAAGAACTGGGAATTAAAAGAGCGCCGCAGTCGTGGCAGTATATGAGGTGAGAATATGGACCAGATACAACATGACAAAATCAAAGAAAAACTGGCAAAGATAAAAGCCCTTGCAGAACGTGGCGTAGGCGGCGAGAAAGAAACCGCAATGCGTATGTATGAGGAATTAAAAGCCAGATACGAAATTGAAGACGAAGAAATAACACTGGACGAAGTGACAGTGCATTGGTTCAGTTACAAGAACGATTTAGAAGAAGACCTGCTGACACAGATTTTCTACATGGTAACAGAAAGCGCCAGCTATCGCAGATACACCGGAAGTTATAGCCGTAGAAAGAAACGTGGCTGCGACTGCACAGAGGTTGAAGCAGCAGAAATCACACTGTATTTCAATTTCTACAAAGAGGAATTAAAACGGGAAATGGAAGCGTTTATGGCGGGCTTTAAGTTCAAAAACAACCTATTCCCGGACGAAAACGCCCGCTGCTATCAAGAACATAAGGGAGAAGAGCGAGAAAGAACAGACGAAGAAAAAAGAATGTTGAAAAAAGCCGCTTTCTTTGCGGGCTTCATGGACGGCAAACAGCCGCCACGGGCGTTGATAGGAGAACCGGAGGAAGAAGACTGATGGAAGATAGACAGAAAATCATTGCAAAGCTGGTGAAAATAAAAGCACTGGCAGAACGTGGCATAGGCGGGGAGCAGCAGACAGCGCAGGTGATGTATACCACGTTGAAAGAGAAATACAAAGTCACAGACGCAGAGATTGAAAAGGCGGCAGAAGTCCCGGTGGATATTTCAGAAATTGACTTGAAGAAATTCTGGGGCATAGCTTTTCAACTGGCAACAGTTGCAAAGACATTACAGGAGGAAACAGACATTTGCACTGCCTGCCCGTACACATACACGGACGAACAATGCACGGGTTGTGGTACATACTGGAACATGCGGGACTTACGGCTGGATTTTGAAGCAATACAACAAAGACTGGCAAAGGCAGCAGCGGAGGTGTAGAGCATGGCAATAAAAGCATTGATAGGATTTGTATTAGTATTTGCAATGGGATTTTGCACAGGGGCAATACACGGAATAAGAATAACCACAGAAAAAGCAATGGAGATATACGACGAATTGGAACACAAGACAAGAGGTGAAGACAGTTGAATGATTTGTTATATGTGTGCAGCCCATACCGGGGCGACACGAAACGCAACAAGGAATATGCACGGAAGCTGACACGGGCAGCACTTGACAACGGATTTATCCCAGTCACGGTGCATTTGTACTTGACGGAAGCCACAGACGACACCAACCCAGAAGAAAGAGTGCGGGGCATGGCAGCGGGAATGAAGATACTTGAAAACTGCAAATACATTCTGATTGGCGACAGATACGGCATATCAGAGGGCATGAAAGCGGAAATGACATTTGCAGCAGTCAAAGGAAAAATCATGCTGTATGAGAAAGACGGCAAAATATATCTGGTGAACAGCAGGCAGGAAACCACAGGAGGAATGGACCATGAATGAAGAGCAGAGAAAAACAGAAGTTGAAAAGTTTATGAATTACTTTGTATACATTAACAGACCGGGAGCAGACAAGCTGCTTGAATGGCTGGAACAGATAGGATTTTTCACAGCGCCAGCAAGTGCAAAATACCACGGAGCATACGCAGGTGGGCTGGTGGAACATTCAAACAATGTTTACCGCCGTTTGGTAAAGCTGACAGACGAAGAGGACAAGCGACAGGGCAGACAGTTTCCAGAATATGCAGTTGACACAATCGCAGTTGTAGCACTTCTGCATGATGTATGCAAAGCAGACGCCTACAAGGTGGAGAAGAAGAACCAGAAGCAGAAAGACGGCAGCTGGCAGCAGGTGGACACATACGGTTATACAAATAATTTTCCGGTGGGACACGGTGAAAAGTCCATTATCCAGATTATGCGCTTCATGTATCTGACGGAAGAAGAGGTGCTGGCTATCCGGTGGCACATGGGAGCATTTGACAACGCAGTTAAGGGCGGCAGCTATGATATGAATTATGCGTTTGCACAAAGCAGGCTTGCAGCCATGCTGCACATTGCAGATATGATGGCAACACACCTTGATGAAAGGACAGAAGCCAATGAGTAGAGCATATTACAGAAAGCGCAGTGAAGCGACGGAGCAGGAAAGAGTTATAAACTGGGCGACATTCTACGCAAAGGACTTCCCGGAACTGGACTTGCTACACCATATCCCAAACGGCGGCAGCAGAAATCAGCTGGAAGCGGCGAACCTTAAAAGACAGGGCGTGAAAGCTGGTGTGCCGGACTTATGCTTGCCAGTAGCCAGAAACGGCAAACACGGGCTGTATGTGGAAATGAAGTGGCAGAACAACAAGACCACAGAGAAGCAGGACTGGTGGCTGGAACAGCTGCGGCAGCAGGGATATGAAACGGCGGTTTGCTGGTCCGCAGAAGAAGCAATGGACACAATAGCAGGTTATCTGGGAGTTATGGAACAGACAGGAAGAAAGGTGGAAGAGTAAATGGGAGCAATGGACCACACATTGAAACAGACAGTGCCATATTACAGCACCATGAAGCGTGCAGGGGCGTTCAGACAGCCACAGAAGCCACAGAAGCGGCAGAAGAGAACGACACTGACGGAATACAGCCAGAACGGGCAGAAAGCCATATTAAAACCACACGTCACAGTCAATCAAGCCGCAAAGAAGCTGTACGACTACGAACAAACCGGATTGTCACCACATGAGGTTACAAACCTTGTTGAGCAGGTGCAGAACTTGACAAGGCGTGTGAAGAAATACGAAAGCTGGGAAGAATGAACGACGTTGACCGCTGCTTGATATGCGGTGAAGTTATCCCGGAGGGTTCGCAGGTCTGCACCGCCTGCCGCAATAAATATGACATTGTGACCGGGGAAACAGAAGAAATGGCACAAGAACTGCGGGACATAGCAGACGTGCTGAAAATCACAGAGGGCACAGACACAAACATTAGAAAGTCAATGGAAAGCATATTGAGGATTGCAGACAGACTGGAAAGGACAAGCAATGGCAAGAAAAGAAGATAAACAGCCACAGTATTTGCCGTTAATCGTAAAAGCAAAGTTACATACTGGCGGCAGGGACTATGAGAAAATCAAAGAGGAATTAAAGGGGCAGGGCTTCACCTGCAAGCATTACAGCGGGAAAGAATTACTATACCGCCGACAGCTGGAACGGCAGCAGGCAGAAGCGGAAGAAAAGACAAACAACATAAGGGTGCGCCAGCTACACCAGATAAACGCAAGCAGCCGGGCTATTGGCTGGGCGAAACAGAAAATGAGGGAGGGAAAGAACAATGATTGCATTTCTGATTGAAGTTATAAAAGCACTGGTGACATTCTTTGCGGTCTGCGTGGGGCTTGGAATTTTATTTCTGGTCTATGTGGTAGTAAGGGAAGCAGCTTGGGTTGTAAAGCATGAGAACCGGAAGAAATACGAACAGGAGGACAAAGAGGAATGAAAGCAGAATTTTTCAAGGCGGTGTGCCCGTTAGAGATTGGGGACACAGTAGCAATTAGACTGGCAGAGAAAGGCGGCGAAACACGGGAAGCATACTACCTGCCGCAAGGCTGCGTGGCAATCACACCGGGAGCAGTCGCACTGCACAAGGTCACAGATATTGCAACACTTCACTATCTGAAAAAAGGTGAAACACAGTTCTTGTATGAACTGGATAACTGCGGAAAGTACATACCACTGACCGTGAAAGTTCCGGTCAGAGAATTTGCGGAAGAACTGAAACGCCGGGGCAGATAACAATAAATACTTACGGAAGTATACAAGATATACAAATATACTTCCGTAAGATTGTGCAGAATGTCAATAGACTTTATACTTCCGTAAGTATATAATAAAGACAGTTAAAGAAGTAAAGCAAACGGAGGTAAAAAGACATGAGAACATTTGAAGTTGGAAAGAGATATGGAGAACACGCAGTTGTATTTGAGATTGTAAAGAGAACAGCAAAAACAATCACATACGCAGCAGTACAGCACGCCGGAAGATACAACGAGAGAAAAGAAGAGCCAAAGACAGTGAAAGTAAGAAACTGGGACGGCAGAGAAGTATTTTTCGCAGGAAGCCAGACGGTAGAAGCGTAAGACAAGCACGGGTGGCGCAATGGATAGCGCAGCAGCCACCGAAGCTGCCGGGTGCGGGTTCAAGTCCCGTCCCGTGCATTACTGGGAAAGCAACTATAAATTCATACCAGATACAAGGAGGAATACCACATGAAAGTATTATCAATTATCAATCTTAAAGGGGGAGTGGCAAAGACCATTTCCAGCGTAAATATGGCACATATTCTGGCAGCAGTAAAGGGCTTCAAAGTCCTGCTGATTGACAATGACAAGCAGGGAAACGCAAGCAAGATTATGAACCGTCACAGCTACGACCGCAAAGGAACAGCAGAGGTAATGACACAGCGGGGCATTGACCCGGCAGAGGTTATCCAGCACACGGACTTTGACGGGCTGGACATTATCACAGCAAACATGAATTTGCTTACAGCCAATCTGGAAGTCATGCTGGACCAGTCAAGACCACAGCAGACACGCTTCAAGAAGTTTCTTGACGGCTTACAGAATGAATATGACTACTGCATTATTGACAACGCACCGGACATTAACATTTCAACCATAAATGCGCTGGTGGCTTCTGATGACGTGATGGTGCCTATCACCATTGATGATTTTGCAATAGACGGACTGGCAGAACTGAAAGAACAGATTGACAACACCCGTGAGGATTTGAACCCACAGTTGCGCTTCTGCGGCTGCTTTGTCACACAGTACGACAGAACCAATGAAGCAGACACACAGGGCGAAGAGTTCTTGAAGACGCTTGAATATCCGGTGTTTAATACACATATCAGAAAGACACCGAAAATGAAACCCAGCACATTTGAAAGATTGCCAATCATTTTATATTCCCCACGCTGCGGAGCAAGTGCCGACTATAAAGCGTTAGTGGAAGAATGGTTGAGAATGTGACCAATTCGGACACGTTAGGAGGGAAAGACAATGGCAGGAGCAGCAAAGAAATTCAACTTAACAGAGTTATTAAACCAGCGGTCAAAGGAAGCTGGGGAGCAGCAGAAAACAGAACAGCAGCAGGCGGCAGCAGGCGCAGAGGTTGTCACGTCCGAAGAGGGCGTGAGCAGCACCGCCGATATTTACGACCTTATACCGTCAAAGGGCAATTTTTACAGCGTGGAAGACGTGCAGGACTTGAAACAGTCCATTGAACTACTGGGAGTGCTGCAACCGCTTCTGGTGACTGATGAAGAGGAAGACGGCAAGCGCCGTATCATTGCAGGACACAGAAGACGGCTGGCGGTCATGCAGCTGGTGGACGAGGGCAAAGAGCGTTTCAGACGGGTTCCAATCTTAATCAAGCCGAAGAAAAACGCCATACTGGACAGACTGGCACTGATTATGGCAAACAGGTTCAGAGAGAAGACGGACTGGGAGAGAATGACAGAAGCGCTGGAAACAGAAAAACTGGTGCTGGAATTAAAAGAAAGCATGAACATTCCGGGCAGAACCCGTGATTTGCTGGCAGAGATTATAGAAACGTCCCCAGCGCAGGTGGGAAGATACAAGGCAATATATAACAATATCATTCCAGAACTGATGGCAGAATTTAAGGCAAACAGAATTGTTGTATCTGTCATTTATGAAGCGTCCGGGTTGACGGAAGATTACCAGAAACAGGCGGCAGAAGTATTCCGGGAAAACGAAGTGCTGACATTATCGGACATTAAGCAGTTAAAGAAGAGCTGGGAAGCGTCGCAGCAGATACCGGGACAGATGGACATTAGCCAGATGGAAGAGAAGCAGGAAGCCGCAGGAACGGCAGAAAGTGCCACAGGCAATGAAACAGACCAGCAGCAGGAAGAAGCAGACACAGAGGGAGCAGGAGAAGCCACAGAGGGCACAGAGGACGCAACCGGGCAGCAGTCAGAATATGTTGACCCGCAGCCGGAGCAGATAACGTCACTTTGTTACAGCTGCACACGCTATGAGGACTGCCACGACAAGACAGCAACCGTGACCAGCTGCAATGCTTATGAGAACCGCAGAGAAGCCCAGAAGACGGACGAAGAGAGATACAACGAAGAGCAGGCAGCTATTGACAGGGAAACACAAAAGAAACTGCGTGAAATGCAGCAGGAAGAGAAAATGCAGCATTTGCCGTCTGATGAAAGAAAAGAAAAAACAATCAGAGTATCACCGGACAAAATGAAAGCCGTTGCAATCGACCATACAAGACCATACATGATTTTGAAAAATGACGGTTACAGAGAGGGCGACACAGTGAAGCTGATTGAGTTTGCAGAGGGCAGAGCAACCGGGAACACGGCAGACATGAAAATTATCTGCATGGACGACGACACGACCAGCAGCGCACTTGAAGAGGGCTATTGTGTAATAGCGTTGCAGGAGGTGTAGACGTGGTACAGATTTTAGAACTATTTGGGGGAATTGGTTCCCCCAGATGTGCTTTGCGAAATTTGAACATTCCAACAAAAGCCATTGACTATGTGGAAATAGACGAAAACGCCGTAAGGTCATACAATGCAATGTTTGCGGAAGAATTAGAGTATAAAACACAATCAGTGGTGGGCTGGAACCTCAAACCAGATATTCTGATACACGGCAGCCCGTGTCAAGATATGAGCATTGCGGGACATCAAGGAAAAGCAACTGCGGAAGCAGGGAGGATAAACAGAGGAAAAGGGGCAGACAAAGGAAGCGGCACCCGGTCAAGTCTGATGTGGGAAACAATACACATTATTCAAAATATGGGCGAATGGAAGCCAAAATATGTTATCTGGGAAAACGTGAAAAATGTATTAAACGGCTACAACAAGAAGAACTTTGAACAATACATAGCAGAAATGGAAAAGCTGGGATATACAAGCAATTATCAAATATTAGACGCAAGGGACTTTGGATTGCCACAGGCACGGGAAAGGGTTTTCACGGTATCGGTGCTGAATGGTGAAAAGTTCGACTTTTCAGACTTAATCAGAACGCCAATGAAAGACATATCAGAATTTCTTCTGAACAACGACGAAGTGCCGCCAGTGTATGACGTGACGCAACCGAGCGTGTACAGTGTGATTGGAGAAAAAGGCATAAGAAGAGCAACAGTAATAAAAGATTTTGCATACACAATCACGACCAGACAGGACAGAACACCAGCACAGGTGATTGACTGCGGAAACGGGCGTTATAGATATTTAACAGAACGGGAGTGCTGGCGCCTGCAAGGATATACAGACAAGGACTATGAAAGGGCAAAAGCAGTCCAGAAGCGTTCTGGAAGATACAGAATGGCGCTATACAAGCAGGCTGGAAACAGCATTGCAGTTCCGATATTTGAAAGTATGTTCAGAAAGATAATTTTACATGAAACAGCATAGGAGGTGCGGAAAATGCCAATAAACATGACAGATTATAGAATGATTATCAACGAAAGAGTATACAACGTATTGCAAATTATGATTGATTTTGCAGGACCGTTAGAAGAGGGGGAACCACCAAAGCCGAAGTTTATTGACGCAGTATACATTGACGAAGACGGAACAATAAAAACCATGCGTGATGAAGCGTGGTGCTTCCAGTTCGTGAGAAGAAACGGAGGTGCAGCAGATGGAAAGACCAATAATAATGCTTAATACAGACAATATGCCCGTATTTTGCCGAAACCAGTGCGCAAATACAAAATGCGCAAAGCACATTTCAAAAGCCTATGAGTGCGGCGGTTCATGTTCAATGCGGTTATTGAGAGGGGAACCGGAGTGCGCAGGGTACATATCACGGAGGAAGCACAAATGAAAGAAAATGTTTGCGTTGACTGCAAACACTATGAAAGCTGCAAAAAGCCGGAAAGATACATGAAGTGTATGGGGTACGAAGAGAAAGAACGGCAGAAGGCAGCAGGAGAAAACGCAGTTGACGTGCAAGACGGATAGAAGCCGGGAAAGACTGGAAAAAACAAAGAATGGAGGAAAAGCAAATGGCGCAGGCAATGGAAAAAGGCAGGGTTATTGAATTGCTGGAATATTACAAAGACATAGACGGGGAGGTGAGTATATACAGAAAGATAATAAGTGACTTAACGGACCAATACTACAATCCCATTGGCGCTATACAATGCGACGGTCTACCAAAAGGAAAAAATAATATATCACGACAAACAGAAAATATGGCGCTTAATATTCCAGATTATGTCAGCGGCGAAATCAGAGAGTATGAAGCAAAGGTGCAGCAGTTGCAAGCCTTAAAGGCGCAGATTTTGCAGGAAGTTTCAAGGCTGAAACTGAAAGAAAAGCGCATTATTTTTGATTTTTACATGCACAACCTCAAATGGGAACAAGTAGCGGTACGCAATTCATACAGTGAAAGACAGTGTAAGAATATCAGAGATACAGCACTTGAAACACTTTCACAGAGGTTTGAAAAGAACCAGATTATTTCACAATTTCAAAGGATTGCATAAGCAATCATTGCCCGCCATTGCCTGCGTTTTACTGGTATAATTTAAGCCAGTGAAGCAGGCTTTAAGTCGTTATATTTGCACGTTGGCAATAGTGGGCTTTGGTGATTTTTTTGAATTTACAAAGCCCATAATTTTTTATACTTCCGTAAACTGGAAGAGTTGGAAAGAATGAAAACGAACGAAAAGAGGTGAGAAGATGGGAAGACCACGGAACCCGGAACGGGACAAGTCAATGCAACGCTATCTGGACGCAGACGGCAAGATTGAAACAGCGGAACTGGCGAAGCTGGCAGGAGTGCCAGAAGTGCGGATAAGAAAATGGAAGTCAGAAGACAGCTGGGACGAAGCACTGAAAAACAAGCCGAAAAAAAGAGGGGGTCAAAAAGGCAACAAAAATGCTGCCGGAAAAACCCCAGCAAAAAAGGGTAATAAAAACGCCGTAACACATGGGGCATTTGCGCAGGCGGGATATGAAGACATAGACCCGGAGCAGGCGGCAGCCATACAGAACATGGGCACACCGTCCGCAATGTCACAAATGATGGAGGAATTGCAGGCGCTATATCTGCGCAAAGCCTATCTGGAAAGCCTATTGAAAGAGTATGAAAGCCCAGAAGCAGGCGGCTTTTACACAGATAAAATAGTACACATGATTGTACCAAAGAGCATGGAGGAAAGACAGCAGGAAGAGGACTGCGGCATGGAACACCAGCAGTGCGCAGACCCAGAGGGAAGCAAGACAGAAACATATAAAACAGCCATGAAGTCTGTCATTAAGTCCAGCCCATTTGAACGGGCAATGAAAGTGGAAGCCGAACTAAACAAGCTGCACGGGCGTATCATCAAGCAGCTGGATAGTATCAAGGCGTATGAGTTGGAGGACAGACGCTTGCAGCTTGCAGAGAAGCAACTTGAATTGAATAAACAGAAGCTAACGGGCGAATTTGAGATTGACCCGGACGGAAGCACCGAAAACGACGAAATCACAGACGTTGTGGACGACGTTTAATAGGTTCTTCTGGCGGTCTGGAAGCACTGCGGGTACGGCGACGCCCAAAACCTGCCCAGATATAATTTTGAAAATTTCATTTCCGCTTCCGACCCGGTAAAAAATAAATGGGTAGGGGCTAAAAAAGAAAAAATGTGACCAATTCGGACACAAAAGAAAGGGGGGTGCGGTTTTTGAAAGCGTACACTTCAAAGGCGGTTGCCGCTTGGCTGGATATTTCAGAACGCAGAGTGCGCCAGCTGCGTGACGAAAAGGTTATAACGGAAATCAGACCGGGACTGTACGACTTGAAGACCGTAAACCACCAGTACATAAATTATTTGCGCAAAAACAACCCGGAAAGTGAAAGCGCAATAGATTACAACGCAGAACGTGCAAAGCTGGTCAGAGCAAAAAGAGAAGCACAAGAACTGGAATTGCAGCTGCGCAGAAATGAGGTACACACCACAGAGGACGTGGAACAGGTAATGACAGACACACTTGTTAGGTTCAAAACAAGGCTTATGGCTATACCTGCAAAGTTAAGCCCCATTTTATCAAAGAAAAAGGACCAGACAGAAATATTTAAGCTGCTGAAAAGCGCCATTGATGAAGTGCTGGAAGAACTTTCAGACTTTCAGACGGTGTTTGGGTACGGTGTAGACAATGAAGAAAAACACAGTTGATATGTTCACACGGATTTTCAAAGTGCTACAACCACCGCCGGAAATGACACTTTCACAGTGGGCAGATAAGTTCCGCAGACTGTCTGCCGGGTCTTCCGCAGAGCCGGGACGCTGGAAGACGGCAAAGGCACCGTATCAAAAAGAGATTATGGACGCCATAACAGATATTACAATAAAAAAAGTCGTGATTATGTCAGCAGCGCAGGTGGGAAAGACAGACGCAATGGTGCTGAACCCTATTGGATATTATGTGCATTATGACCCGTCACCGATTATGGTTATACAGCCGACAATAGACATGGCAGAGAAGTTTTCAAAAGAAAAGTTGTCACCTATGTTGCGTGATACCCCCGTACTGGCTGACCGTATCAATGAGAAGAGCCGCAACAGCGGTAACACAATCATGCAAAAGATATTTCCGGGCGGCTTCATAACGATTGCGGGCGCAAACAGCCCAACAGGACTGCGAAGCCACACAATTAGAATATTGCTTGCAGACGAGATAGACGCATACCCAGCCAGTGCAGGAAAAGAGGGCGACCCACTTTTACTGGCTTCAAAGCGTCAGACAACATTCTGGAATAAAAAGCAGGTGGACATTTCAACACCGACAGTCAAAGGGGCTTCCAGAATAGAAGTGGAGTACGAAAACAGCAGCCGGGGAGAATGGAACGCACCGTGCCCGTGCTGCGGAGAACTGCAACCGCTGGTCTGGTCAAATGTTGTGTTCGACAAAAACGACCTATCAGAAATCAGATACGCTTGCAGCAAATGCGGCGTCATATCCAGTGAAGCAGAATGGAAAGAACACTTTATTGACGGAACCTTTGTACATGAAGACCCAGACAACCCCGTGCGTGGGTTCCACTTGAACACGCTTGCTTCCACATTGACCACATGGCAAGAAGTTGTTGAAAAGTTTTTGACGGCAAATGACCAGATGAAAAAAGGCAACGTGGAACTGATGAAAGTATGGACTAATACCGAAATGGGGCAAACGTGGGAAGAAGACGGGGAAACCATAGAAGACGACGAACTGATGAAACGCCGGGAGAAATACAAGTGTGAAGTGCCAGAAGAAGTGCTGTACTTGACAGCTGGCGTAGATACGCAGGACGACAGATTTGAAATTGAAGTTGTGGGCTGGGGTCCAGAATATGAAAGCTGGGGCATTAGGTATGCGGCAATATACGGCGACAATTCAGACATCAACAATCAAGTCTGGCAAGACCTTGACACATTCTTATTGCAGACCTTTGAAAAACCGGACGGAACGAAAATGAAGCTGTCATGCGTCTGCATTGATAGTGGAGGACACAGAACCAATCAAGTATATAAATTCTGCAAAGCCCGGTTCAATCGCAGAGTATTTGCAATCAAAGGTTCAAACGATAGCGCCGCAGCGTATATCCAGAAGCCGTCAAAAAGCAACCGTGAGGGCGCATATCTTTTCACACTGGGAGTTGATACCGGAAAAAGCCTGCTTATGGACAGACTAAAGCTGGAGGAAGAGGGACCCGGCTTTTGCCATTTTCCAAAAGAAGAGGGCAAGGGATATGACGAAAAGTATTTCAAGGGCTTAACGTCAGAAAAAAAGGTAATGCGTTACAAGATGGGCAGACCATATTTTGCATGGGAACTGAAAGACAAAGGCGAACACAAACGAAATGAAGCGCTGGACTGCCGAAACTACGCAACGGCAGCCATTGAAATTATCAACGTACCATTGAAAAAACCAGACAAAAAGAAAGACGCCACACAAGCAAAGAAAATTGTAAAACGTGGCAGAAGAAGTGGAGGAATTTTATAAATGGCAGGAATTACACTGGAAACAGCAAAAAGACACCTTGACGCATGGCTGGAAGCAGAACTGGCAGTGACAAACGCCCAGTCATACACGATAGGTAGCAGGACTATGACAAAAGCCAATCTGACCGAAATTAGAAAGTCTATTGAATATTGGCAAGGGAAAGTCACTGCGCTTGAAAATGCGGCAAAATATGGCGGCAGGAACCGTGCGAAACGATTTGTACCCCGTGATTTATAAAAGATTGCCCGTGATTGCCCGTTTTTGGGCTTTATTTCCCCCCATTGCCCGCAAAAATGGGGTAATATTGTAGCGTGGAAAAGTAAGAAAAGACGAAAAGCAGCCGTGAAAAGCTGCTTTTTTCATGCAATAAAGGAGGTGAAAACGTGGGAATTGCAGCGGGAATTGACAAAGCAATAGCAGTTGTGGCGCCACAAATGGCACTGAAACGCACTACGGCAAGACAAAAATTGCAGATTTTGAACAGCGGGTACAGCAATTATGGCGCCAGCGTAGTGAAAAAATCACTTGCAGGGTGGCTTCATGCAGGCGGCAGCAGCCGTGAAGACATAGAAGACAATGTTTCAATACTGCGGCAGCGCACCCGTGATTTATACATGGGCGTGCCTATTGCAAACGGCGCTGTCAAAACCATGCGAACCAACATTGTTGGGCGTGGGCTACGTTTAAAGCCGAACATTGACGCAGAATTACTGGGCATATCACCAGAGGAAAGAAGAACGCTTGAAAAGCAGATTGAACGTGAATGGAATATCTGGGCAGAAAGCACAGATTGTGACATGACACGGATTGACAACTTTTATGAGTTGCAGCAGTTGGCTTTTCTGAACTGGCTTATTTCTGGGGACTGTCTGGCAGTGCTTCCGGTCAAACCACGACTAAACCAGCCGTATGACTTGCGTGTGCAGCTGATAGAAGCGGACAGGCTATGCAGCCCGGACAACTGCGACACCATAGACAACAAGATTGTTGGAGGTGTGGAGGTTGACCAGTCCGGGGAAGTCATAGCATACCACATAGCAGACCACCACCCGTTGTCTTATGCCTATGCAGATATTAGCTGGCAGAGGGTGGAAGCGTTCGGAAAAACAACCGGAAGAAGAAACGTGCTGCACCTTATGAACCGTGAACGAATAGGACAGCGCAGGGGCGTTCCGTTCCTTGCCCCAGTCATTGAAAGTCTGAAACAGCTTGGAAGATACACAGACGCCGAACTGGTAGCAGCGGTTGTGTCCGGTATGTTCACGGTGTTCATTGAAAAGGCAGACGCAAGCAGCGAAGACGCAATAGGAAGCATTATACCGGAAGAAGTGCAGGTGGACGCAGAGGACGACACCACCATTGAACTTGCGCCGGGTGCCGTTATCGACTTAAACGAGGGCGAAAAGGCACATGACATGAACCCCGGCAGACCGAACGCCAATTTTGGCGGCTTTGTAGAAGCTATATGCCAGCAAATAGGCGCCAGCCTTGAAATACCTTATGAATTGCTTATGAAGCGCTTTAATTCCAGTTATACAGCCAGCAAAGGCGCACTGGAAGAAGCGTGGAAAATGTTTAATATGTACCGGGACTGGTTAGCAACAGACTTTTGCCAGCCAGTATATGAAGAATGGCTGACAGAAGCGGTTGCAAAAGGACGTATCAAGGCACCGGGATTTTTTACCGACCCAGCGATTAGAAAAGCGTATTGCGGGGCGAAATGGAACGGACCTGCAAAGGGTATGTTAGACCCGGTAAAAGAAGCAACAGCCGCAGAAAAGCGTGTGCAGAATGGCTTTAGCACACGAAGCGACGAAGCAATGCAAATGACGGGTACAAGCTACTACAACAATATTGAACAGCTGAAACACGAAGAAAAAGAGTTAAGAGAGGTGAAGAAAATTGCCAATGCCAATACAAACAAGCCAAAATCCCCAGCAGCCGCAGCAGGCACAGGGAATGAACCAGCAGCAGGACAACAGGACGCCGGGCAATCCATACGGAGTGACGACGAATAAATTTTGGAACTTTATTCCAGCAGCAGGCGACAAACCGCCAGAACTGCTTTTATACGGAGCAATTAGCAGCCAGCAGTCATGGTGGGAAGACAGAGTGACACCGCAACAGTTCAATCAAGAACTTGCGGCGCTGGGTGATGTGCCGGAAATTATCGTGCGTATCAACAGCGGCGGCGGTGATGTGTTCGCAGCCAATGCAATATTTACAAGACTGAAAGATTGTTCAGCGAAAGTGACAGTCAAAATTGATGGCTGGGCAGCTTCCGCAGCCACAATCATTGCTATGGCTGGCGACACAATCAAGATTGCCAGAAACGGTGTATTTATGATACATGACCCGGCAATGACAGTCTGGGACACTTTCAAAGCAGAAGACTTCTTGAAGATGGCTGATGAACTGAAAGTGATTAAGCAAAGCATAGTAAACACATACGCCAGCAAGACTGGCAGAAATACAGAGGACATAGAACAGCTTATGTCAAATGAAACATGGTGGACGGGCGACACAGCAGTTGAAAACGGCTTCTGTGACGAATTGATGTTTGAAGAAAGCAGCACAGTTGTTGAAAATTCTTCAAAAATTGTGGTTAATTCAGTACCCATTGACGTTTCCATGTTCAAGAGTATTCCAACCCAGTTATTAAACAGCCCGCACAATCAAAATCCGGGTAGTTTAGTAAATAGTGCAACAGAACCTATCAACAAGTCAAAAGAAAAGGAGGAACCAGAAATGGCAGCACCAGAAAACAAAATCACAACGGTTGACGCACTAAAAGCCGCATACCCGGATTTAGTAGCGACAATCCAGAACGAAGCCGCAACCACAGAACGTGCCAGAATTAAAGGCATTGAAGACTTGGCAAACGGCAACTATGCAGCACTTGCGACAGACGCAAAGTTTGAAAACCCTATTTCTGCACAGGAACTTGCAGTGAAAATCATTGCAGAGCAGAACAAAGCGGGTGGAACTTACATTCAGAACCGCCAGCAGGACGCACAGGACGGCGGGGCAAACAATGTATCTGGCGCAACACCGGAAGACAACGCAGGCGGTGACGGAAAAGACCCGTTCAATGCCGCTATTGACAAGTTGTTTCCAGATACAAAATAAGGAGGTAGCGCAAAATGAGTGAATACGCAGTAGAGAAGAGAGAAACAGCGCCAAAGAATTTCTTTGCTGGCGACTTCCCAACAGTACCGGAAACGGGAGTTGCAGGCGCGGAAATCAAAGAGTATGCACCAGTAATGGTTGACACAGAGAACGAAAACAAAATCATTCCGGTTGCTACAACGAAAGAAGCGAACGCAATCGGAATTTCTGCGGCAGCAGCAGGCAAGGGCGAACCAGTCACATATTATTTAACAGGTGAGTTTTTCGCTGACGCATTAAACCTTGAAGCAGGCGCAGATTTGGCAAAAATCAAAGAAGCACTGCGCAAGGTATCAATCTTTTTGAGATAAGGAGGAAGAACAACAATGGCAAACGAAGTATCTATTTACGAACCACGGACAATGGGCAGAGTGGTTCAGAAGTTACCGCCCGTGCGTACTTTTTTCAGAAGTACATTTTTCAGACATGAAGAAACATTCACCACAAAGGACGTTGACGTTGACTTTAGAAAGGGCAGCAGAAAGGTTGCACCGTTCGTCAGCAGATTAGTTGGTGGAAAGGTAGTGCCAAACACTGGCTATCAGACAAAGACATATACACCGCCTTTAGTTGCACCGGAGAAAGTGACAACCGTTGATGATTTGTTAATCAGAAGACCGGGCGAAAGTCTTTATTCTGGCAGAACACCTGCGGAACGTGCCGTACTTAAAATGGCAGATGACTTCAAGGAGTTAAGAGAGCAGATTTTAAGACGTGAAGAACTGATGTGCGCACAGACAATCTTCACTGGCGCAATCCCTATCATTGGCGACGGAGTGAATGAAGTAATTGATTTTTCTTTTACAAACAAAGAAACTATTTCAGTTGCAAAAAACAAGTGGACTGCTGACACTTCCGACCCTATCGCAGATATTAAACGCTGGCACGAAACAGTACAGAAGAAAGGTTTTGTGAACTGCGACATTTGCGTAATGGGAAGTGACGTTGCAAATGCGTTTGTAAATCACCCAAAGGTGCAGAAAATGCTTGATGTGAAAAACTTCAATCTTGCAGTTATCCAGCCTAAGCAGTTACCGAACGGCGTCACATACATTGGCACAATTCACGAACTGGGACTTGATATTTACAAGTACAACGAGTGGTATCTTGACGACTGGACAAACCCGGACGCACCGGAGGACAAGCCGCTTGTACCTGCGGGCAGTTTAGCACTGTTAAGCACAAATGCTGATTATTCCATGTACTATGGAGCAATCACACTTATTAAGGAACCAGACGGCAACTTTGTGACCGTAGAGGGTAAATATGTACCGGACACATGGACAAAGCGCAAGCCTGCCCGCCGCTTCCTCAATCTGTCTTCTGCACCGTTATGCGTTCCGCATGATGTAGACAGCTGGTTTGTTGCAACACCTATCTAATGGACTTCAAAGCACAGCTTGCCAGTGACATGAAAGTGTTTCACAACTGCGGAGAAATGGCAACTATGACTGATATATGGTATCAAGGCAAGAAACACTATTTGCCCATAATCATTGACCACACGGCAGCCGACGAACGGCAGAGAGGAAACGGGGACAATGCAGAGGGTATAAACCGTGCTTCTTGTCTGGTCTATATGTCGTTATATGATTTTGGTTGCGTTCCAAAAAAAGGACGCCAGCTTGAAATTGACGAAGCCGGGGCAATCAATCTGTATAACATTTCAAAAGCAGACTGCGAGGACGGGGAAATAATTCTTGAATTGGAGATGTTGGAAGAATGATTGAAATAACATCTGACGCAATAGAAAGAGTGGGAACCCTGCTGGCAGACGTTCCAAAAGGTGCAGAAAGAGTATTTGCCAGCGCTATGAACCGCGGTATTTCCAGAGTGAAGACACAGGCAATAAAGCAGGTAAAAACCGTATATGCCGTAAATGGCGCAGCACTGACGAAAGCAACCAGAATAAATATAGCAAAAGCCAGCACGGGAAACCTTGCGGGCTTTGTTTCGTTTTCTGGCGTGAAAATACCGCTGTACAAATTCAAAGTAACGCCGACGAAGCCCGGAACTGGAAAGCAGGTGCGGGCGGCAGTTAAAAAAGGCGGTAGCGGGACACCATTTGAAGACGCTTTTATTGCAGAAATGAAAAGCAATGGTCACACCGGAGTATTTGAGAGGACAGGGCACAAGCGTTTTCCGATTGAAGAAAAAATGGGACTATCAGCAGCACAGATGGTGGGAAACGAAGATATTATAGACGGGCTGGAAAAGGAAGCACAAGAACTGGTAAATGAAAGAATTATACACGAAATGAACAGGATTTTGAATGGTTATGGAGGGTAAAGAATTATGACACCAGTTTTTTTGTTGGAAGAATTGCAGAAATTCATTAGTTCCAAAACGTCTGACATTATTTTGCCAGTGCGAACCAGAACGGGAAGCAGCGAAGAAAAAGAAAGAGCAGCAGCAGTTTATAAAATGGGGCTGCCGGAAGCAGACGACGTACAACAGAAAGTGCCATACATTCTGTTAAAGTTCCTAACAGGGACGGACGACAAGAAAGCAGGCGAACCAGAGGAAGACAGCTGCAAAGTAAGAATAATATTTGCGGTGTATTCAGAAGATGGGCAGGACGGACCGCTGGCACTTCTCAATCTGATTTTGAGAGTGCGCAGCGAATTGAAGAAAGCCGGGACAATCGGCGGCGGTCAATTTGCTTTGGAACTGCCGCTGGAATATATCGTATATCAAGACACCACGCCGCCATACTACATGGGCGAAATGGTGACAAATTGGAGTATGCCAGTCACGCAACGTGATGTGGCAGAGATTTTGCACAATTTATAGACAGGAGGAAGACAAAATGGCAAAAGCGACCACAGCAAGCGCCACAGCAGCCGAAAAGGACGCTGAAAAGGTGCAGGCGGTAGAAAATACCACAACAGAAGAAAAAGCCGTAAAAACGGCAAATACGCAGTCGGAAACAGTAAAGCTGATTTACATTGGACCGAACCTGCCAAAAGCAATGCTGCCATGCAACAAGATTTTTGAGGGAACAGACAAAGAGATTGAAGAAGAACTTTCTTTCATTCTTGAAAAGTTCCCGCTTGTAAGAAAAATGCTGGTTCCTATTTCCGAACTGGCAGACAAGAAAGACAAGGTGAAGACAACCGGGAATGTATACAACAAGTATTATTCAGACTTAAAGGCTGCCGCCCTTGCATACGCAGAACAGGAGGTATAACAAATGAGTGACGTATCACATGGAGTAAACGCCAGCAAGACAAACAATGGCGCAATCACGCCCGTGTCCGTAGATACTGGCGTGCATTTTGTGGTTGGAACAGCACCCGTGCAGATGGTAAACGGAAAAGTAAATGAAGTCATTATGGCTTCAAGCTACAAAGAAGCAGTGCAGGCGTTGGGATATTCCGACGACTGGAAGAAATACAGTCTTTGTGAAGAGATTTACACAGCGTTTACATTGTTCAATTCTGCGCAGGTGTTCTTTGTAAATGTTCTTGACCCTAAGAAGCACAAGAAAACAGTTGATGAAACACAGATAGACGTTGTAGACGGTCAGATTGTATTACCTGCGGAAGCAATCGCAGGCAGTGTGGAAATCACAGGAAAGACAGCCGGGGAAGATTATGAAGTATTTTACAGCGACACAAACTGCGTTGTGGAGTTCTTAAAAGAAACCACAGGCAAACTTACCGTGAAATATGACGCCGTGGACGCTTCACAGGTCACAAAAAGTGATATTATCGGCGGTTACAGCGTAAGCACACACAAGACAACCGGACTTGAACTGATTAACAATGTATTTCCACTTTATACAAAGGTTCCAGACCTTATTTTGTGTCCGAATTGGTCACATGACGCAGAGGTTGCAGCTGTAATGTCTGCAAAGGCAGAGAATATCAATGGACTGTTTGAGGGTGAAGCAATTCTGGACATTGACTGCACGGCAGAAACCGGGGCGACATACTACACGGAAGTGCCAGCATGGAAGAAACAGAAAAACTTCACAAAAAGAACAGAAGTTGTCTGCTTCCCTAAAGTTGCGCTGGGAGATAAAGTTTTCAATCTTTCAACACAGCTTGCAGCCAGTATGTCAGCCGTAGACAATGCGGAAGAGTACGGCGGCGGCACACCTTGCGAAAGTGCTTCAAACAAGGGTATACAGGCAGACAGAATGGTTACTGCGGACGGTTCGGAAGTAGTCATGGATATTCAGCAGGCAAACTACTTGAACGAAAACGGCGTTGTGACTGCACTTAATTTCTTTAATGGCTTTGTAAGCTGGGGAAATTATACGGCTTGTTATCCTGCCAACACAGACGTGACGGACTATTTCTACTGTATCAACCGCATGTTCAAGTGGGTTGCAAAGACACTTATTTTGACGTACTGGAACTACATTGACAGAGGAATTAAAAGACGTCTGATTGACGCAGTTGTGCAGTCAATCAATGATTGGCTGGCAAGCCTTGCAACTGATGAAAAAATCATTGGTGGGCGTGTGGAGTTCAACGAAAGCGAAAACAGTACAAGCCAGCTTGCAGCAGGAATTGTGCGTTTTCACATTTATATGACGCCGCCATCACCAATGCAGAAAATGGACTTTGTGCTTGAATATGACTTGTCATATCTTGCAGCACTGGTGGCAGCATAACAGGAGGTGAAACAGAATGTCAAAAGTTGACGAATTAGTTATTAACTATGCGATTTATGAGGACGCCACAGAGTATTTGGGAACAACAGAAGTAACACTGCCAGACCTTGAATACATGACAGAGGAATTAAGCGGCGCAGGCATTGCGGGAAATATCGAAGAAATTATTATTGGTCACTTAAACGCAATGTCAACAACTTTCAATTTCCGAACTGTCACAGAAGCAGCAGTAACACTGATGGAACCACGGGTGCACAGAATCTGTCTCTTATACACATCTCCGAGCCCACGAGACCCTAAGACATCT